AGCCATGTCTATTTATCTCCTTTTTTTAATGTTTTAACATCAAATCTTTTTGTTGCATCAGTTTTTGCTTTTGCACGATTTGACATTTTTTGTTTTTCAATTGAAGTTGCAGCTCTTAATAATGCAAGTTCTTCATTTTGTTCTAACTTATCTTCAGTCATTTCTCTGTTTTGCAACATTTTAGCTCTATCTAAATTAATACGAGATTCATCTTCTTTTTCTTTTCTCATATTGTCTTGAGCTTTAAGATCAAGTTCTCTAGCTCTAAGTTTTGCAATTGGATCATTACCAAAGTCTCCGCTAACTTTTTTCTCTTCTTGTAAAAAGTCTTCAGTCATTTCAGCAATTAAAACTGCTTTTCTAGCTTCTACTTCTAACTGAATTCTAGTAAACTCATTTTGAATCTCAGGATTCTCAGCAGTTTGTGGATTTTGCATTAATTGATTTAATTCTTGAAGTTTAACTAATTTATCTCTCATTTCCATTTGAACTTGTTCATCAGCCATTAATGCAATGTGTTCAAAAATATTTTTTTCTAACGACGAAGTTATCATCGGGTTATTCTTAGCCATTGCTGTTGCCATAAAAGCTATGTGCGCTGCAATGTGTGCTTGGTGATCTTGTCCAGTAAATGCTTGGAAAGGTTTACCTGCCATTGCATCTATATGTTCCATCGCCGGATTCTTTGCTTGTGGCGGTGGAGGTGGTGGTAAAACTTGATCAATATTCTTAACTCCTAACGCTTCGTACATATCTCTATATGCTTGATATAGATTATGCATCTGTGGATTCGTTTGAGCTAATTGTAATTCTGTTTGTGCTATTGCTACTCTTTGAGTTGCTGAAAATATATTTGGATCAGCAACAGGTAAAATATCTATTCTGTCATCAAAATCTGTTTGTTTAATCTGTCTCTCTGCACCTACTACATCATATGGATAAACCGGAGGTAAGTAAGTTGAAAACACATCAGACAATAAAACAAACTCTTGTTTCATTGATGCGTACAATCGTTTATGGATTGCTGACATTACCCTGGAGCCACGCTCTAACAAGGCTACGGTCGTACCAACAGCTGCCTGCTGGTTCCCGTCCCCGACCTGCATGTCAGCAATGGACGCGAATCTCTGTCCTGCATCTACACAAATTCCCATCAACTGTAATAAAGTTTGTGATGGTTCTTTGTAAGGCAGATTCATAAAAGCATCTCTTAAGTTTCCACCAGGAGCGTCGACATCGCGCCACTCACCTGGTTGAAGAGATTGGGCATCATCTCTAACTCTGATCCCTCTCTGTTTAAATCCTGATGGCAAGTTTGATAACGTACCTGCATCTAATAATTGACGAAGCGCAGACGTTGCTGCTCTTGTTAGACCACCAATCATGTGGATTAATCCAAAGCCATAGAATCCTAGTCCTGGCAGAAATTTGAAGTGGACAAAGTATTCAACTTTATTTTTCTTTGGATCGTCTAATCTATAATTTCTTCTTATAGATAAAACTTTTCGCGTACCATTGTCTATTGTAACAATGTATGGAACTTTGATACCTGTAGGGATTCCATCTTGTCCCCTATCTTCGAAACCTTCGAGATCTAGATTTACGTGACATTCAATCAAAGTATAGATCGGGTTATTTTTATTATATCCTGATTGTCTTGTCCCTTCTAGTTCTCGTTCTTTTTTCTTAAGCTCTGTTTCTTCGTCATAAGGTTTACCTAATTCTATATCTCTATAAAATCCTCCAACCTGTTGTTTACGAAGATCATTACCTGACATTTTAATTACATGACATATGGCTTCCGCATCCTCTAATGAGGTAGCCGAATACGGAACCACTAAGTCATCTGCTGTGACGAACTTTGATACAGCTCGTCCCATTAAATCGTCGTAATAAACTTTTTTAAATGTTGAACCTGCGAGTGGCAAGTAAAACAACATTTGATCAAACTCTGGTTCGAATTCTTTCATGACATCCATCAATTGATAGTTCATAAAATTTTTAACTCTAACTGCTTGATCTTGTTTTTCTCGTGAAGGCATGCCTAACACTTGAGCTCTTACCGGTCCATCAGCTGGAAGTAATTCTTTATAAGCTTGCGCTTGAAATTGAGTTACTGCTTCAGCAAGAACTGGGTGCGTTGCACCAGAAGCTCCTTGGAATGGTCTTGTTCGTTGTTCAAATTGAAAACCTAACAAGTCTAAACCTTGTGTGTAAGATCTTTCCCATTCTCTTCTAGATTCTTTGTAATCCGTATAGTTTGCATAAAGCTCGGATCCTAAAGGATCTAAAATAGAATCTGGTAGCAAATCAGCTAAGTTCATATAGTGATTGTCACCAGTTTCAGGTGCAACTGCACCTGGCTCAAAATTTATATCTACAGAACCATCGTCGTTTTCAACTACTTCAGTTTTTTCATGTGAAGGAGCTGTTTCTTGTAAATCTGCGATTACTTCTGTTTGTTCATCAACGCTCGGGATATTTATCTCTCGTCTTACGTTCGGTAAGCCCTTATCGATTTCTGCCATGTGTTTTCTCCAAAATTATAGGTTTATCCTGTTTTTTATCTTTAATCAAGCCTCTAGGATCAGGGCCCTTTAATGGGGGTATTGCTTTCCATTTAACATCTTTCATGTTTTTAACTAAAGTCGGGTTTTTCATTTGTATCGATTCATTATGTAATAATCGACACCAGACAGGCCACCTGTTGCCTGTTTCTTTCTTTTCCACGATTTTTTGGTTGCTTCGATAATTTCCTGTGGACTCATACCTTTAACATTTTGCATTATTAAGCTTTCATCAATAGTTGCCATAACTTCAGCTAGGTTTTGTGGATCCTGATCATAAAGCATTTGTCTCATTAAATCCTCATCAATGAGGTCCCCATATTTTTTTACAATGGTTATATCCATATCCGTTGCTTGCGAAGGTCTTATGTCAAATTTTTTTAAAATTTTATTAATTCTTTTTGTCTCTGTATCTGTATCTGGTTTTTTTGCTCTTTCCTCTAAAGGCAAAGTTTGCCCTGCAGGATCTCCTTCAAAAATCCAATCTTGCCACGTTTCTAAATCTTCATCATCATATCCAGCGTTTTTATAAAAATCTGTTAAATGATCCAGGTATTGATTAATAACTGTTTTTCTCCACAAGTTTTGTTCTTCCTGACTTAAGTCACTAAATTTTTTAGCATATGGATTAATATCTTGAATATCCCCCAGAATTTCTTCGACATTAGACATATCTCCATAAATCAATTCACTTCTAAATTTTTGCCCAATTTCAGGAATCCCAATTTTAATAGGTACAACTGTTTTCTCCGCTCCTATGTATGAGTCTCCTACTTCAGGATCCTTTTGCTTTTTTTCTATTTCTTCAAAAAAATCTATATGAACATCATTCATTCGTTCACTTAATTTTTTCCATGTTTCTATATTTTCTTTATTTGCCGTTTTACCCATTAATTTTTCTAATTCTTTGTAGATAGAGCCTTTTTTTGCTTCATATCCTTTTTTACTCATAAGCTCCACATTCACACCAGGATGACCTAATGTAGCAGTTTGAAGAGTTTTAAGATTAGAGTCTCTAAACACTTTTGGATATTTACCCATATTGTCTCTACTTTCCGCATGCTGCCAGTGAGGAATAGCTTCATCATCATATATATCGGCATTTTTAGATAGGTTAGCTATTCTATCTTGTATATTAACCATTTCATCCGAAAGTTCTGGATCAAAAGATTTATTAAAAGCATATTTTTCAGCGCCTTTTTTTACGGTTCCAGCAATCTTCTTATTTTTAAATTTATTTTGAAGAGCTTTTAAAGTATCTCCTAAATGATAGTAAGGATATTTTCCAGTTTTAGTGGTTCTAATTTCACCTTTTAATTTATTACTTAAAATATAACCCATATTATTGCTTTGAGATTTATCTTTAAATTCTATCCCAAAGGCATCTGCTAATTGCTGCAGTGTGTAATATTTATTAGGGTCTAGTTTTCCTTCTTTAATAAATTTTTTAATTTTTCTTCTTAAATGGTTTTTATCCTTACTAATATTAGTAGTAAGATCTGACCAAGTTACTTTTTCATCGTAAGTAATATCTATATTAGAAGGAGGAGCAATATTTCCAGTTCTCCTACCTCTTTCGATTCCTCTGTTTTTAAATAATGAATTAATTCTGGCTCTTAAATTCTCTACATCTTTAGTTTTTTCTGTAACCCCTAAAATATCTTTAACAGCTGCTTCTACTCTTCCTCCATGTTTAGTATCAATAAAGTTAGCAACCTTTTCAGCGAACTCTTTATTTGTAAGTTCTTTTACTTCTGTCATTTTTTTCTGATCATAAAGTATTTTAGACTTATCAAATGTTTCTTTAATCTCTTCCTTACTTATAACTTCTTCTCCGTCTACATCTTCTGCGGTTTGTGATGTAAAAATAAGATCCTCTTTTTTTGTTTCTGGAATTTTTGATCCTCCTGTTTGAGGAGGTAAAACTATATCACCTGAAACTGGTGGTTCTGTTAATTTTTTACCAACATCTGATTGATCAGGAAAACTTTCTGTCCAGCCTTTATTATCGGGTACATATGTTTTTCCTGGTTTTAATAATTCTCTAAATTTTTCTTTATCTTTTTCTATTGCATCTGCATCAGGGCCAAAAACTAAACCGCTTGGTGTTAACCCAAAAGTTAACATGATTGCTTTTGCTTGTGGTGTTTCTAATACTTCAGGATTTTCTTTTATCTTCTGTGTTACTACATTAGATAATTCTTTAGCACCTAAACCCGCCGTAGTTATACCTAAGAGTTTAGCAACTCCAACCATAGCAGGATAAGCTAATGTTGGCGCCATACCGAATGCACCGGCGACATACTTACGTCTTGGTTGTTTAACTTTTCCCCCTTCAGCTTTTCTATCTAGAAAGTGTGGTTTCTTGACTATGTTGTCATCTTGAAGGTATTCTTCAAATGTCATCTGGTCTGAATAATTAGTTTGCCAATCAGCCCAGCTGCCACCGTATTTAAAACCGGGTCTATCTTCTAGTCCCCAGGCTCTTCTGTAATAATCTTTAATATCTGTACTTGCCATTATCTTTTTCTAAAATGAGCTGCAATACCACCTGTTGCAAGTTTATCTTTACCACCTTTAATAACTTTAGGTGTCCAACCTTTAAAAGCGTCGGCAGTTACTTGTTCCTTGACGCTTGTTGCTGGTCTCTGGACACTAGAATCTCCTCT